GCTTATCATAAGTTCGAAATAGGCCACTAGGTCTTTATTAGGCCACCCAAAGACACTCAGGTTTTGCTCTCCTTACTGTTGTCTATGGGTGGCCTTTTCACATTCTAAGGTAGCAAAATGACTAACAACAAAACACAGCCAACATTATTACAAACAGAAACAGACTTCGTGAGTGACCACGGAAACCTATTTCAAAAGCACACACAGCACATCTCACAGTCCTTCTTGGACGATCTGAAAGACGCTCGAAACGACAGCGGTTCGAAGCCTACAGGTGACATGATGAGAGTAGCTTCCATACCGACAGCTGTTGTCGAGAAGTGGATGCGAGAAGGGTTCAATATCTGGGAAGCCAAGGGATCAGAGATTGTCCGTAAACTGAAGAATGAGGACTTAGATATGTTCCTCACAACCAACAAAAGGGTCTAACAGATGGCAAAAGCAGGGCTATACGCAAACATCCACAAGAAACGTAAATCAGGCAAGCCAATGAGAAAGAAGGGCGCAAAGGGCGCACCTACTGACAAGGCTTTCAAGAAAGCGGCAAAGACAGCCAAGAAAAGAAAGTAATAACCAATGAACAAAGGTGAAATCCGAGCACACTTTATTGCTCTTCTAAATCGTAGTGACTGTTCGAATGCTTTGGCTGACACCTTCATAGATCAGTCTATTACTAGAATACAAAGACAGCTACGTGTCCCAGCTATGGAAAAGCAGAACCAATACAACGTGACATCAGAAACAGGCATTTCTAAAGTAACAATGCCAGCTGATCTACTAGAGATAATCGAGTTGTATTATGACGGTAACTCTTTAACACGCATACCACTACATGAGATGGTACAGTACCAGAAGACAGGGGAACTAGGTTCTCCAAGGTTCTTTTGTCGTGAGCAAGGTAATCTAAGGATACACCCTATGCCTAGCACTGGGAGCCTCTACCTAAACTACTATTCAGAGCAAGACCCACTGACATCAGACAGTGATACAAACATGTTGACTAACATTGCATCTGATCTACTGACGTACACAGCGTTGTCTTATGCCGCTGATTATTTCTTAGATGAACGTGGTGCTATCTTTGACCAAAAGTCTGGGTCTTTCTTAGCTGAGATACAAGAACATGCGAACAGTTCTGAGCAGTCAGGTGTCAACCAAGTTGTCAGACCTACCCATTATTATGAGGATTAAACAATGGCATCTAAGACCAGCTTCTATAACAACTCTGGAATTACGAACACACAGATAAATGCAATTGATGCGGCAGTCACAAACGCCGCCGCTTCAGCAACAGCCGCCGCCCTCAGTCAATCAAATGCCGCCGCAAGTTCAGCTTCAGCCAGTGCTTCACTAGCTACAGTAAACCAGTACAAAGCAGATGCACTTGCCGCTAGTGTTTCTTCGGCATCTTCAGCATCTACTGCATCTACAAAAGCCACAGAAGCCGCCGCATCAGCAGTAGCATCTGAAGCCAGTAAAGTCGCAAGTGCAAACTCAGCATCAGACGCCACTACAAATGGTGCGGCTCAAGTTACTTTAGCGACAGCACAAGTTGCTCTAGCAACAACCCAAGCAAACAATGCGGCTACTTCAGCATCAACAGCAACAACAAAAGCCTCTGAATCATCGAATTCATCCGCCAGCGCGGCAACAGCAAAAACAGGTGCTGAAACTGCACAAGCGGCATCCGAAGCCGCCCGTGATGCGTCTGTAGTTGCAAGGGACGCATCCATTGCGGCTCAATCTTCAGCGGCACTAAAGGCAAACAATCTGTCTGACCTAGCAAACGCTGGGACTGCAAGAACAAACTTAGGTCTAGGTACAGCGGCAACTACAGCCGCTACGGATTATGCAACGGCATCTCACGTTCACGCCTTCGCCTCTCTAACAGGAAAGCCGACTACATTAGCTGGCTATGGAATTACTGACAGTTTCTTTGATGGTGCTTACGCATCACTATCGGGCAAGCCGACATTAGGAACTGCCGCCGCTACAGCGTCCTCAGACTACGCAACATCGGCACAAGGAACTAAAGCTGACACTGCACATGCTTGGGGCAATCATGCGTCTGCTGGATATGGAACAACTGACGAAGCATTGGCTTTAAGCATAGCATTAGGATAATCAAAAATGGCAAATACGTTTAAGAACTACACAAGTGCATCTGTCGGTACAGCTGCAACTACAACATACACAGTCCCATCGTCTACGACCTCAGTAATGATTGGATGTAACTTAGCAAACCGAACAGCATCACAGATCAAAGTGGATGTCCAAGCGGCTGGTGCATACGTCATCAAAGGTGCACCGATACCCTCTGGTTCTGCTTTATCAGTATTGGATGGCAAGATTATCTTGGAGACTACAGACACAGTTGTCGTAACATCTGACACAGCATCATCTTGTGACGTTATCGTGAGTGTATTGGAGCAAACATAATATGGCTGGATATATAGGAAGTAAATCATCTGTCACACTTGTTGATGGATACACGGAAGCTGAAGCTGATGCTGAGTTTGTAAACAAAACTGGCGATACAATGTCAGGCAACCTAGACGTAACTGGCACAGTGACTGCTGATGGTCTGACTGTGGATGGTAATGCTTCTATTGCCGCAAACTTGCCTACATTCACAATTACAGGTCAAAGTAGAGCAAACGGATTTGAAATTGCTGGTACTGCTAGTAACACTACACTTACTGAAAAATCAAATAACGGCCTTACTTTTGGAACAAACAACACAGAACGTATGCGCATCACATCGTCAGGAAACTTAATTTTAAACAGTGATACTGCTGGAGGTACATCTTCTGGTGGTAAATTCTACGCCACTCCTAGTGAGGGTATGTATGTCGCCTCTAGTAATGACCCTGCTGGTTATTTTAATCGTAATAGTAGTGATGGTACTGTTGTAGAGATACGCAAAAACAACTCAGCTGTAGGTACTATTAGTGTACATGGTGATTCAATTGTAGTTGGTAGAGGGGACACTGCATTAGCCTTTAATAATTCATTAGATGCAATTTACCCTATTAATACTAATGGTGGCCCAAGAGATAATGCTATTGATTTAGGAAGGTCAAACGTCCGCTTCGACGACATCTACGCAACCAACGGTACTATCCAAACATCTGACTTCAACGAGAAGCAAGACATAGCCTCACTTACAGCAACTGAAATGCTAGTAGGTAAACGTATCTCAGCATTGTTTAAGACATTCAGGTGGAAAGACAGTGTAGCTGAGAAGGGCGACAATGCTCGTACTCATACAGGTGTCATAGCCCAAGACGTACAGGCGGCTTTCACAGCAGAAGGTTTAGATGCTGGTGATTACGCATTGTTTATCTCAAATACTTGGTGGGAAACACAAACAGAAGTACCAGCAGTAGAAGCAGTAGAAGCTGTTGAAGAAGTAGTGGACGAAGATGGCAATGTAACTACAGAAGCAGTAGAAGCTGTTGAAGCTAAAGATGCTTACACTCGTACTGATACATACGATACAGAAGATGAAGCACCAGAAAGCGCAACAAGTAAAACTAGACTAGGTATACGTTACCCTGAGTTACTATCTTTTGTAGCCGCATATAACGAACAACGATTTGCTTCTATTGAGGCAAGACTAACAGCATTGGAGGCTTAGAATATGTCAGGATACATAGGCACACAGCCAGTACCACAAGCTACCCAAACAAGGGATAGCTTCACGGCTACATCTGGGCAGACATCGTTTGCTACTGGTGGGTATACTCCACAATTTCTTTCGGTTTACCTTAATGGAATCTTCCTAAACAATGGCGCAGATTATACAGCCGCTAATGGTTCTGACGTTATCTTAACAACAGGCGCGGCTACAGGTGACATCTTAGAAGTTGTTGCCTTCTCTACATTTGAAGTAGCCAATGTTTCTGGTGGTGGCATGTTCAAAGGTGACAACGGAACAGTCGGTTCTAGGGCTGGCGACATCTTCCGCATTAATGAGCAAACACTAAACACAAACACAACAATTGACGCTGATCAGAACGCCTCATGCACAGGCGCAATTACTATTGCATCTGGTGTGACACTGACAGTCAATGGAACTCTGGTGG